TTGCATGGGGTGTACATCAGTTTAGAGTTGAGTGAAGAAATGACTGCACTGAGAACTGATGCCATGTTGGCAGGTATGAGTACCAAAGACATTCGCAAAGATATTGAAACTACAGAACTCAAAGTCAAGATGGTGGGCAAAAAGTCCGGCACGTATCAGGTCAAAGCATTACCGGCACAGAGCAACATTAACGATATTCGCAGTTTCTTGAAAGAGTATCAAATACAAACAGGGCGCAAGGTTGACTTTATGATGGTGGACTACCTGGACCTGTTGATGCCAGTAAGTGCTAAGGTAAGTCCCAATGATCTGTTTGTCAAGGACAAATATGTGTCAGAAGAACTGCGTAACTTGGCCAAAGAATTGGGTATATTAATGGTAACTGCAAGTCAGTTGAATCGTAGTGCAGTTGATGAACCAGAATTTGATCACAGTCATATTTCGGGTGGTATCAGTAAGATCAATACTGCGGATAATGTGTTTGGTATCTTTACAAGTCGTGCAATGCGTGAACGTGGACGTTATCAAATTCAGTGTATGAAATCACGTAACAGTACAGGCGTGGGACAAAAGATTGATTTGGAATACAACATCGAAACCATGCGTATCACTGATCCTGGCCTGGATGCCAACGACACAGGCAATGGACCTCCCAAGGTAACCAGTATTATGAGTCAGATCAAGAGTCAATCCACCACATGGGAAAAACCCACACTCAAACCAGGTGTGCCAGATCCCTTGGATATTGAACCCGGGGGTGCGCCTAGAGTCACAGGTGATGCACAAAGTACAAAACTCAAGCAGATGTTGGCAGGACTAAAAAGTAGCACATAATGAAAAATGTATATTGCCCAATGATCCATGGCGGCCTTAATATAAATTTAAAAGCCAATAATGCATTATCCTACAATCAGTGTTGTTTGAGCACAAAACAATTGGACGTACCGGAAAGTATTCCCATGATTTGGGATAGTAAAAATCTCGCTGATCTCAGGGCACAAAATAACAACGAGTTGTGGGATAAAGATTGTTGGGAATGTGAGCGATTAGAAAATGCCGGGCATCAAAGTTTTCGCCAGGGACTGATAAGCAAATTTGGAGTTAGAAAAAATTTATCAGGTCCGCTACGAATTGATTTGTTATTTGATAGAAGTTGTAATCTTGCATGCATGACATGTGGTCCGGAAAGCAGCACATTGTGGGAGCGACAACTCAAAGATAATAATCTACCAGTTGGCAAATACTTTAACAATAAAAATAGTATAGAAATAATTTCTAACATATTAAAATCTTTAGATCTTAGTAATTTAGAAATGGTGCAATTTTGTGGCGGGGAAACCTTACTGGGAAATACTTACTGGAAAACGGCCAAACTTATTTCAGAATTAGTACCCGATGCCAAGGACAAAATAACCTTGGCTTTTCAAACCAATGGAACACAAGCAGTCGATGAACGATATCACGACATAATAGACAAATTTCACCTGGTTAAATTTTTTATCAGCCTAGATGGAACACAGAATAGATTTGAATACCTACGCTGGCCTGCAAGTTGGAATCAAGTAGTGGATAATATAATGTCCATGCGTGAAACCATTCCGGTCAACACCATGTTTTTTATACAAGAAGTTACAAGTTGTTTGAATCTTTTTTATTATGATGAAGTTCCAGATTGGATTAACAAAAATTTTAGTACAAATAGATTAGGGGATCCAGTAGAATATACTACACAATTAGCAATGCACAAATACCTTGGGGTCAACAATATTACCCAAGAATATTTTGATGCAATTAAAAATACTAGCATGCGTAATGTTTTACAAAATAATTGGTCAGAACGTCCTGCAGCAATTACTGCTATGCTGAACGAATTAGACAAATTTGATAAAATCAGGAATCAAAACTGGCACAAAACGTTCCCGGAAGTGGCAGAGTTCTATAGAAGATATCTTTAATTAAACTACATAAATATAACATAAATTGGAGTAAATCTTGCAAAAGCGGGCTCGTAGCATACTTGACGAATTAGACACCATGCTGACTCACAAAGATCGTGAAAATCTTGTGGAAAGTAGGGCCAGTCATGTAATACAAGGTGCTATCAACTTGATAAACTATATCCGTGAAAACTACGATGCTGACCAAGCAGGTGAGTTGGAACGTAGATTAATCAACAGTATTCGCACGCAAGAACCCGATAAATTCCGTCGCGGTGTCAGGAGAATGCGCAGTGAAGATTAATGAAATAATAAGTGAGAGTTGGTATGATACACTTAGCAAAATTGGACAGGTTGCCAAGGGCGCATCCTATAATAAATCTCGACAAATTCCACTAAATCCAACAAATGGACAACAATGGACTGGACCAAACAACAAGAATTGGTCATTTAACAGTGCTCAAAATAAATGGGTTCCAAAAGACCAAGCTCAAACTGCGCCAACTCAACCACCTGTATCAACTGCGCCAACTCAACCACCTGTATCAACTGCGCCAACTCAACCAATTAATGATATAAGTAAAACATTACCCGACAATGAAACACAATATAGGTTTCCGTACCCTGAAGAGCCGACAATTGATGTTATTATAAGACAGGATGGGTATTACTTAACTAGACTCCCTAAACATTTACAAGGGCAAGTTAAAAAAGATTCAAAGACTGGGCTATTCCCAGTTAAACTTTCCACTAGCATCAGCAAGATTAACAAGTATTATGACCAAGCTGCTGAGCTTGGCAAAGTAAAAGAAGAACCAGTCCACTCATTATGATGTACGTATATGAAAGCAGCCATACCATCTTTGACAATACCACGGATGTATTAAAACAAGATGTACCAACTGTGGTAGAAATTGCACGTCGACTATTACCGCCTGCACTACAAAATCAAGTTATCAAGGATATTGGGTCAGCTGGATTCAAAGTCAAATCGGGAGACATTGACTTATTCATTGATCAAGCAATCACATTAAAAAACTACGGTGTTGATGATCCTGCACAGGCCAAGAAAGCCCTACAAACACACCTTGCGGCACAGAAAATTCCTGCAGTGGTCAAAGGACGTAATGTACATGCAGACATTCCTTATAAGAACGCCGACGGGCGAGAAGCATTTGCACAAGTGGATTATATGATCATACCTAATGCTGCCAAAGTGGCAGACTGGCACCAACATGGTCCACGTGGCATGTATGATGATCCCAACTTCAAGGCCAGTCAATTGTTTATATTGTTAAACAGTATTGGTAAAGCACTAGGAGTCAAAGTTGATGCCTTCGGTGGTACAGTACTACGCCGTGACAACAATGAAGTTGTTGCCGACAATCGTCGAGATGCAGCCAAACTATTGTTGAACCCCAAAGCCAAGCCCGAAGACCTAAATAGTGTTGCCACTGTAATGACAGCCCTGGACAATGATCCCGATCGCGAAGCAAAACTAGCACAGGCACGTCAAGACCAAGCCAAAGGTTTATTGACTCTGCCCGAAGACCATGCACCTGGTACAGCCGCTTGGTTCCGTAAGATGGGGCACATAGTATGAAGTTAGATTTTATTAATAATATACTATTAGAGGCTCGCACTGGAGCTCAACCACACCCTGAAGATAGCATATTTGATGGAGCGGCAGCCGCACAACAAGCCTTGGCCAGTTTGGAATATGTTATTAAAAATCCACAGAGTGTTACTATCAAGTGGGACGGATTTCCTGCATTGATATTTGGACGCTTGCCTGATGGTCGTTTTACTGTGCAAGACAAATACATGTTTGATGCAAAAGTGTTTGCTGATAGTCCCGCAAAGTGGCAAGAATACGATAGCAAAAAAGCATCAGGCCGACTACGCCCAGACCTGTATGCAAAATTACAAAATATTTGGGCAGGATTAGAAGAAGCAGTGGGTACAAGCTCTGGATTCTTTTGGGGCGATTTACTATGGTATCAACGACTTGCTCCTGTTAAAGGCATGTACGAATTCAAACCCAATGTAGTAGAATATAAAATCCCAGTTAAATCGGCATTGGGGCAACAAATTGGCCGTAGCGTGGGCGGAGTAGTGGTGCATCAATACTTTGCTAATGATGGGGCAAAACCTGTACAATGGAATGGGCAAGGACTCAAACGTGATGGCTTGGTGGTTATACTAACACCCAGCGCCGGATTAAAGTTTAAATTGGATGATCCTGTGCAGTTATCCAAAGCTGCTAAAAACGCAGTCAGCCAGTACGGTGCAGTAGCAGACAGTTTCTTATCGGGACTAGATGGAGTAATACGTCAAGCAATACAACGCTATATGAATAAACGTATTACTGGGCAAACTAACTTGGAATTGGTTGACTGGTTGCAAGATCCTGCTAACAAAATCAGTGCAAAGCAGATCAAATCCTTGGTTGGGGATAACCAAGGTGGATACCTGTATAGAAATCACAAGGGTCTAAACGGACTATTTACAATATGGAATAGTTTGTACGCACTAAAAGTAAACCTTGCAGATCAACTTGAACGACAAGTAGAGGGCATACAACAAAGTGTAAATGGTAAACCTGCTGGCGAAGGTTTTGTGTTTAACACACCGCAAGGGCTGGTTAAACTGGTAAACCGTGGTACCTTTAGTGCTGCCTTGTTTGCAAAGTAAGCATAAAATACCGTTTTTTTCCTGCAAATCATAAATATTTACATACGCAAAAGCGTAAACATTTATAAAGGAAAAATAAAATGGCAATCCAAACACGTTACGTAGGTGACTCATATGGCGTAGTAAACGTCGACTCAGCAACAGCACAAGCAGGTTTAGGCGGCATCGTTGCAAC